CCCAGTTCTGAAATAAAACCAAGCAATATCCTGAAATTCCTTTGGATATGTGCCTAAGATTTTCTCAGCAAACCTACCTGTACCGAACTCTACATAGGCAGCTAAATTAGTATTAACATCTATAGAAGCCCCTGAGTCGCTTACGGTTCCAGATATGGAGGAGGCTATGTCTATTGGGTAAGAAACAAGCTCCCCCTTTTCTTCCCTATAATAGCTTGATGGGGCATAAGTCTTGGCATCCTTTACAACCTTATCTACATACTTCTTCATAGCCTTAGTGACTTCCTTTTGGAACTTATCAGACGAAAGGCTATTTATAAGCTTTTTCATATATACTGCACTTGGAGTTTTTCTCCTGTAAAGAAAGATATCCCGAATTCTAATTTGCCTTGAGCAGGAGTGTATTTAACCTGACCATCATCGGGAGTACCCAAAAAGATTATCTCCTTGGAGAGACCATCCTTGAAAACACCCAAAATAGTCTTGTTAATAAGTTCATTTGCCTGTACCTCACTCTCGCCTCCTATGCCTTCGTAATTATAGACATAAGCAGGTGTAGTAGGAGTTATTATGCCTCCTGTGACCAACTGATTGTCAGTCATAGTAACATAAAGCCTTATGAACCTTTCCTTCCCTTCTCCGTCAATAGAATAGTAGTTTATAGCGTATCTTTTGTTATCCCAAACCATTGTGGAATCAGAAGTGATATTATCCGTGTAACGAATAAATACCTCCATATCGTAAATCCATGTAGATTGGTTGTTCTCATGCAAATCACCTGCTATGAATGTCCTACCACCTACCCTTGGGGTCATCTTAGCCCAAGCATAAAAAGAATTGTTCAAAACCTTGTCTACTCCACCACCTTCATCGGTAGTGTAATCCCAATTTTCAAATATTGGCAAAGTATTGAACTCACCTATTTGGTGCTTGAATTTATACACGCTTAATAGTATTTAAGATTAATGTAGCTACAGGACTTGTACCCTGGAGAGTATCTCTCTGAGCATCGCCCCTGTTCTCATACATATATAAAGCCTGTGCCATAATAGCAACCTTTAAGAAGTCTGGAGTAGTTGAATACCCTCCTTCGTAAGTTACAACTAATGGCTCAAAAGGAGTCAATATTTGCTTGAACTGACCACCAGAAGTAGTATAGTCGGTAACTGGATTACCATCTATATCTTCCACTAAAATAATATCTCCTACAGGCCCATAAGGCAGATAGGTTCCACCATTGAAGTTATTAATCCAAGCAGTAATCTCCCTTTGTGCCAAAGCAACATAAGAATAGTTCTCACAAACCTGTCTTGCGGCAGTAATTAACGCAGTAAGCAAAGCATCGTCTGTAGAGTAGGCTATCTTACAATAATTCTTTAACTCATTAAGAGTAACAGGCTCTGTGATTACAGTACCTCTGTCAATATCAGAAACCTGGTTATAAGTTACACCAAGGATGTAGCTATCTAACTTGTCGGCATTTTTGTAGTAGTCCATATTATTAAAAAAGCCCCACCCTGTTAGGGGCAGGGCTTTCTATTTAGAGTTAGTAAATTAAGGAGCGATGTACTTCTCAACTACGCAGAAAGCTGCAGGGTCAAGCAGAGCAAAACCAACAGAAGCTTCGATACGAGCAGTAATCTTGTTCTTAGTTACATTATCAGCATCTTGCTCAAAGAACTGAAGAGAAAGACCTTCAGACTGAACAATCTCCATATAACGAGTATCGCAAACAAGAGCCTCATCAGCGTCAATCCAAGAAGCAGTATACACAGGTACACCACAAATCAGCATCTGACCAGAAGGAGCAATGCTAACAGAACCCATAGGAATAACATACTCCTCAGATACATTCTTGTATGTCAGCATCTCAGCCCAAGTATTACCACCAACGATTATAGCGTTGACATTGTACTTAGCTTGTTTCTGAGAACCGATAGTCAGGATGATACGCTGCAACCAATCAGTACCAGTTGCGTTAGGAGTTCCTGTAGCGTCAGCCTTGATGGCAGCATAAACAAGAGCATCTTCAGCATTGTAGTACTTCTCAGGCAACCAACGGCCAAGGTAAGAACGCAAAGCAGTAAAGTTCTTCAACATCTTGCGAGATACACGCAGGAATCCAGCAAGGTAGTTGAGGTTTACTGTCTCTTCTACCAAATCCTCATCGAATTGGCTCTTAGCAGAGTTTTCGTTAGTCTGGAAAGCCAAACCACCTTCTCCGATTGCATGACGATAGAAATGATAGCTATCGGTAGCAGATGGAGTTACGCTGAACACAGAACGAGCATGAATCATCTCGAAAGGAACAGGAACAACACCATCACGGTAAGTGTTAGGAATAGCACCAGTCAGGTTGTTAGCAATAGTCATATCACCAACTTCCTTCAGTTGAATAGTAGTAGCATCTTTCTTAGATACAGAAACGATAGACTTCTCGTTCTCACTCATAGCGTTAACGATAGCTTCGCCAAGGTTCTTAGAAGCAGCCTTCTTAGTAGAACTCTTGCGTGAAGCAAGGATTTCCAAACCAGCAACAGTAGCATCAAGCTTTGATTTCAAAGAAGACACTTCAGCAGCAGTAACTTCTGGTTGAGCAGACTTCAGTTCAGAGATAGCAGAGTTAACTGCATCCAACTTAGCTTCAACATTTTTCTCAGCAGCATTGGCCTTCTCGGTCAATGAGTTCTCAAGAGCAGACTTCATATTGTTCAACTCTGTGAGAACAGAATCTTTAGTAAATTCCATTTTTGTTATTTTAATGAATTAATGAATATAGTAGATAGGCCCTTCCAATCTATCGGCTCGGTTGTTGGAGTGTCAATTGACGGCTCTTCAATGAGTGACTTCAGTATTTGGATTTGCTTTTCTATTTCCGTGAATTTTTCATCCGTATATTTACCCTTCTCCAACTTAATGTTCAAGAAGTCTATATCGGACTTGATTGCCAACATAGGAGTATTTTCATTTGCTCCCCAGTTGGTTAAAGTAGAGAACTCCCAAAGCCTCCATTCGTTGACCTTGCGAACATTCCCTTGTATTTCATACTTGATAGCATCTACACCAATAGAATGCTCAAGTGTCTTTCCGTATTCTGCGTATAACTTATAGTCTTCGTAGATGTCTCTTCCTATTTCTTTGTTGAGATTCAACTTACCTACAATCTGCAGGTATTGCGGAGTCTCTGTGGCAGACATTGGAACCCCTAAAAGGATATTAGGATTATGATTCAAAAACCACTTAACCCTATCAAAATTCTCTTTAAGAGTTTTAGTGAAGCTACCATAAATTGATATATCACTTTGACTATCCACATTACCAAAAGAATTAGCAGCGACAACAACTTGCCCCTTTTCGTCAACATCGGAAACTATGCTTTTGAAACTCTTATACATCTTTTAGTTTGTTACAAAATTAATTATTTTATTCTATTGCTGAAATATTTAGTTTATTCATACACCAAAAAACATCTGCAATTACAAATTTGGTCTGGCCCTGCACCGAGTGACCTGTCTCCAGGATATTGCATCTTCACAAGCACCCCGAATTTATTTACCACCTCAAATGGGTCATTCAATGGCCTTACCTGCCAATTCAAAATCCTGTGGTCTCTACGAGTCCTGTTGTCTAATAAAGCAACCCACTTCTTCCTCCAATCCAAGCCTGTGTCCTTCATCCACAAGTAAGCACCTGTATTTGACCCATACAGAAGTTCAGTCCTTGTTATTAGCAACGACCTTATTCTTATTTTCCTTTGGTTGAGTAATTCTTGCTCTATTTTTCTTAGACTCCAATTCAGGATGGTAGCATCGTACAGAATCTGCTTGATGTCATCAATAGTAGTCTGAGTAATATTCTCGGCAGTATTGAAGGCATCTATAATCATATATGTCCTAAGCAGGGAATACATATACTCACTAAATCTATCGTGCCTTGATTTCTTGGTAGGAGTCTTGAACATCCTATTGGTCACATTAGCCCAATAAGTGCCAGACTTGATGTGCATATCTAAGATTATGTCCTGCATCCCCTCGGAGGAGATTTTAGATATGTCGGATTCCAAATAAGTCTTTATCTGATTTCTTATCTCTTTACGAATCTTAGGGGCATAGATTGCCTCATACCTTTTTAAGAACCTTTCATAATTTCCTACATATTCACTTAAATTCACTTGGCCCTGTTTGTGAGGTCATTAATTTCTTGGCAATAAGATTACGAATCTCTTGTTTCTTCCAGTCGTTCTTCGCCCTTTTTAGAGGGCAAGTCTCAAACTTGATTTCCTCCTCGAGGATTCGTGATATCGCCTTGAGGCATTTGTGAGATATCTGGTCTATAGTCATCTGTAATTGGCATTGATTCCATCGGGGTCATATCTTCTACAAAATAATACCCTGCTTTAATAATAGGTTTATCCATCAGAGGGTCATCTATCCTATCCCAGCCCATGCCCTCTCTGACCTCATTAGGAACGATTACAGGCAGCCTTGCATAAGTCTCTGCCTTATCCCTCATATCCTTCTGAAGTTCGGTAATATCGCTTATATCGTACCTTAAAACTGCTTCTGTAGCAATCTCAGCTATTAACTGCTGATTTATGGCATCTTGAACACGCATTACATTGGGAAGAACTGCGTTAGTGTAAATCAACCTTACCATTTCCTTTACATTAGACTCGGTAGCAGCCTTTTTATTGTTGAACCAAGTTGAACTCACACCATACACATTACAAATCTTGTCGAAGTCTATATCAGCCAAAGAAGCCAAATCCAAGTCAGCCAAAGTAGAACCGATAGGAATATATCCGAGTTCACCACCCATAATATAAGGAGCAGACTTATTTGACCTTGAATTCAAGAACCTTGAGAAATTCTCTTTGTGCTGATTAGCATCGTTAGCAGTAAACCCAGGACTCTTGTCGTAAAGCACACCTGGAAGACCACCATTTTGCATCTGAGCCACAGAGATATCC